CCATATCTCCAAATTTAGTAGCATCTCTTGCAGATAATGAAGCTGTTACTGTAAATAAACCTAGCTTTACTGTATATCTTGAAAACAATGAAATCATGTATTCAACAGATGCTAGTGGTTTTTACAGAATTTCATTTGACGTTAGAGAGGTTATTACCTAATGCCTAGAAGTCTATCTGCTGCTTTACAAACACAAGTATCATCCACAGCAACTAAAACAGCTTTTTTAGTTGAGCTTGGATTGTCTCCTATTATTAGATTAACAGATTGGTATTCTGATGTTACTTATGATTCTAATAGTTATGAAGCTGGTGGCTCTTTTTTATCTGTTGATTCGACAACAGAAACAGGTCAACTCCAAGTTAATGAAATTCAGTTAACATTTTCCAATATTACAGATCAAGTTCGATCATTGGTTCAAGATGGATCATTTACTGCTAAAGAAGTAGAAATATATTTAGCTTATTTTGATACAAATGAATCAATTGTGGGTGCAATTAATTTTTTTACAGGTCAAATAAGAAATGTAGCAATTAGGGAAGATTTTAATAGTTCCACTTTAAGCATGACTGTTGCATCTCATTGGGCAAACTGGAACTTAACAAAAGGCATACATTATTCAGATGAATCTCAACAATCTTTTAGCTCTGGTGATAGGGGTATGGAGTTTGCTACCCAAGTAAAAGAAAATGTTAGGTGGGGTCAATAATGGTTTGGGATAAGGTAGTAAAATTTTTTACAGATGTTTATAAGGCATATCAAGCAGCCGACACCTTACAAAAAATACAATATATATTTACTGCAATAACTTTAGCAGTTGGTGTTAAGGGATATTTGCAAGCAAGACAAATGCTTGCAAAGGGTCAAGACATCTTAGCTAACAAGACTTCTGCTGGCGGCAAGATTCCTGTTATATATGGCACAAGAAGGGTTGGTGCACAAATAATATATATGGATGTTAGTAATAATGATTCAAGAGATTTATATGTTGTTTATGCTCTTTCAGTTGGTGAATGTGATGAGATTTTAGGTAGAACAATTGAACTTGATGGCAACCCACTAACTGATCCAGCAAGGTTTAGAGATGGTGGTTATATTGGCTCAGATAAGATATCTTCTGGGTCAGGATCATTAAATACAGCATCTCAAAATGGTCTTGGAGTAGAGCTAACTGCTGGAACTTTTGGCACAGACCCAACATCAAGATATAGATATGTTTTTAATTTACATCATGGAGCTGCATCACAAACAGCAGACCCCATGCTTGTTGCATCTATGCCTAATTGGACTTCAGCACATAGACTGGATGGAGTTTGTTACATAGCAGCACACTATGGCTATGATAAAGAGGGAATGTGGTCAGGCATACCACAATTGACAGTACAGGTCAGAGGAAAGAAAGTTTTTGATCCTAGAGACAATACACAAACATTTGGCACTGTTTCTACTTATAAACATTCAGATAATCCAGCGTTATGTTTTCTTGATTACATAAGCAATGATACTTATGGTAAAGGCTTAACATCTTCACAAATTAATATGCCTACATTTAGCTCTGCTGCTAATGTTTGCGATACTTTGGTTGATCAGCCTTATTTCAATGGCTCTGCTGTAAATACAACATTTAGTGCAAGCTCTGGAAATGATTTTCTTTCAATAGATGGAACATTTGCAAATCAAAATTGGTGGCAAAACAAAATCGGAGAAACATTAAGTATTTATGATGCTAATGGTGATGGTGTAATCACAGAAGCAGAGATTAAAGATGTTCACAGAAATGAATTTTTTAATGAAGATGCAGAATATTTGGTTTACATCAATGATCTTTTTACCTCAACATATACAGAAGAAGCAGGTTCTTCTTTAGCAAAAGTTAAAAGATTTCAATGTAATGGTTATTTAGATACAAATAAAAATGTAATGGATAACGCTAAAGAGTTGCTTGCTAATATGCGAGGTATCTTTCTTTACATAAATGGTAAGTATGAAATATCCATTGAAGATACAGGCTCATCAACTTTTAGCATTACCGATGATCATATTATTGCTGATGGTGGCATATCTGTTGATTATGGAGATAAAGACAAGAAGGCAAATAAGGTTATTGTTGAGTTCTTCAATGCTAATAAAAAGTATGAGCTAGACACAGCCACAGTCTTACATGATGCATCGCCCAATTATACTTCTGATGATAATGGTGAGGTATTAGAAATTAAAGCAGAGTTTCCTTACATATCTGATCCTTACATTGCCTATAACATGGCAAAGGCTATTTTAACCAGAAGCAGGAATCAGACCACAATTCAGTTCTTAGGCACTCCTGAGATGTATAAGCTCAACGTGGGAGACATCGTTGATCTTACTTATGCAGGATTAGGTTTTAATGGAAAGATATGCAGGGTCGAAGCCCTAGAGCTTCAGTCAAATGGTTTGGTTGCAGTTAGTCTAATAGAATACTTTGATGTTTATACGTGGGAAGTTCCACCACAAGAGCCAGTAGAAGAACTATCTAATCTACCTTCAGCTTATGCTGTTAAAGCACCCACAGGCTTATCTTTTACTGATACTGATTCTAGCTCCACAAACAGACCTTTTCTTTCTTGGGATGAGCCTACAGACTTTCCAGACCATGAATATAGAATTAATGTAGTAGATAGCTCAAGCAATGAACTTACAAATAAAATTGTTGATACTGAATTTTGTGATCTTGGTTTTATTCCAGTGGGTTCAAATTATGTTGCCAGCGTTAGCTCAATCAACACTCTTGGAGTTGAATCATCACCAGCCACATTAACTTTTAGTGTTGCAGATCAGCCAGTTGCAACCAATGATTTACAAGATTCTTTAATCACAGAACTAAAACTAGCTGCTGATGCTGTAACAAATGCCAAAATAGCAGTAAATGCAATACAAGGAGATGTTATTGCTGCTGGTGCTATTACAGAGCAAAAGCTCGGTGTTGATGCTGTTACTTCAGCAAAAATTGCAGACAATGCAATTACCTCAGCACAAATAGCTGCTGATGCTGTTACCACTGCAAAGATAGCCAATGATGCTGTAACTAATGCTTTAATAGCCACAGATGCTGTTAATCAAGATTCCATTGCAGCCAATTCAGTTACAGCAACTCAAATTGTGGCAGGAACAATTACAGCCACTGAAATAGCCAGTAGTGCAATAACGACAGCAAAGATTGCCACTGGTGCAATTACAGCAGCAAAAATAGGTGCAGGAGAGATCACAGCCACACAAATAGCAACAGATACTATCACTGCAAACAACATTGCTTCTAACGCTATAACAGCAAACGAACTGGCTGCAAACTCGGTTACTTCAGCCAAGATCGTAGCAGGTAGTATTGTTGCTTCTGATATTGCATCTAACACAATTACTGCAACACAAATTGCAGCAGGTGCTATAGCAACAGATGAATTGGCAGCAAATGCAGTTACAGCAGCAAAAATTGCAGCAGGAACTATTACTGCAACAGAAATAGCAAGTAACACTATTACTGGCGACAGAATTAATGTTGATACTTTGAATGTTAAATTTTTTGCAAATACAACACCTAAAATTTACTCTCAAACAGGGGGTGCTGTTCCCTTAACGAAAAAGGGTTTTTATTATAGTGCAACAGGGGCAACAGGAACTGCATATCCATATGTCAAAGGTAATACCACCATCACTGAAGTCAGAAATGATGCTCAATATATATGTATTTTATATGGTGTTTTGGGTGATGTTGGTCAAGTAAGGGTTCAATATAGTTACAACAATTCTACATGGGTGGATGTTCCCAATGGGGCAACATTTTCATGGAGTGCTGGCACTTATAGACCTTATACTTACACTTATTATGGAACTGTATCAGGTCTTTCCAGCTCACAATCTACTGTATATTTTAGGGTTTATTTTTATGGAAAATACAATCATACATCATTGGGATTGACAGTGCTGATGGATAACATGGGTTAATTATGAATAGCTATACAATTTATAAAACAGACACAGGAGAAATTATTGGAACAACAACTTCTGATATAACAATTGATCAGGTTTCTCTAAATGATGGAGAGTCAGCTATAGAGGGAAATTATAGTGGTTTAGAATATAAGATTGAAAACAATCAAGCAGTTACCAGAACTGAGCCAATAACAGAATTAATTAGACAAAAAAGAAATGACTTATTAATTGCATCAGACTGGACTCAAGTCAACGACAGTCCTTTGTCAGATACAAAAAAAGCAGAATGGGCAACATATAGACAGGAGCTAAGAGACTTACCATCATCTCATCAATCAACTACAAATTTTGATGATGTAGTGTTTCCAACTCAACCAGATTAAATATACAATAGGACAGAGGTAAATCAATGGCACAACACGATTATAATTTAGCTAACCAAAGTGGAGCTGACTTCAGAGCTGATTTAAACAACGCTCTAGCAGCCATAGCCACAGTTAATTCAGGGGCTACCGAGCCTTCAACTACTTTTGCCCATCAGTTATGGGTAGATACAGCAAACAGCGTATTAAAAATAAGAAATGCTGCTGATGATGCTTGGATCACTTTTGGCGTAAGCATTAGCTCATCCAATGTATTTACAGGTAATTTAACAGGCAATGTAACAGGTAATGTAACTGGCAATGTTACAGGTAATGTTACTGGTGATTTAACAGGCAATGCAGATTCTGCTGACGTATTAAGCACAGCAAGAACCATATCTCTATCAGGAGATGTTGTTGGTTCAGTATCTTTTGATGGTAGTGCTAATGTTGACATAGATACAGTTGTTCAAATTAATTCTATTACTCTTGGAACTGATACCACTGGCGATTATGTAGAAAGCATATCTGGTGGCACAGGCGTAACCATTACAGGTGGTACAGGCGAAAGTTCTACACCAGTGGTTGCTATTGGTCAGGCTGTTGCTGTAACTAGCAATGTTACATTTAACACTGTTACAGCGACTGATGAATTTGTTGGTGATATTGATGGTGCTGTTAGATTCAGTGCAAAAGCTGGTGAAGCATTAACAAAAGGTGATTTGGTTTATGTTTCAGGTGTTTCAGGTGATGTTCCAGTGGTATCTAAAGCTAAAGCTGATGATGTTTCTAAAATGCCTGTATTTGGTTTAGCTGTAACAGATGCTAATAATAATGCAGGATTACAAGTTGCAACATTTGGTACGTTAGATGGATTAGATACCTCAGGTGTATCAGAAGGACAAATTTTATATGCTTCAACAACAGCAGGTGCTTATACAACAACAAAACCAACAGGCGAATCAAGTCAAATACAAAACATAGGTAAAGTTATAAGAAGTCATGCTACTGCTGGCTCAATTAAAATAGGTGGTGCTGGTAGAAGTAATGATGTTCCAAACTTAAATAATGGCAACATATTTATAGGTAATGCTTCTAATCAAGCATCAACATCAACATTAGATACTTCTATTGTTCCAGAGAATACTAATCTGTATTGGACTACAGCTAGGGGCGAATCTATGTTTGATACTAGATTGGCTACCAAAGACACTGGTGATTTGGCAGAAGGCTCAAATCTTTACTATACAACTGTAAGGGTTAATTCTGATTTTGATACTAGGCTTGCAACAAAAGATACAGGCGATTTGGCAGAAGGCGTTAACCTTTACTATACAGATGCAAGATTTGATACAAGACTTGCAACCAAAGATACAGATGATTTAACAGAAGGCACTAATCTTTACTATACTCAAGCAAGATTTGATTCTGCTTTTGCCAACAAAACCACATCTTCTTTAACAGAAGGTACTAATTTATATTACACAGATGCAAGGGCTAACTCTGCTATTGATACTAGAGTCACCAAAACATTTGTAGATAATTTGGGCGTTATAGCTGGTAGCGTACAAGCTGACAGCGTTGCTTTAGGCACAGACACCACAGGTAATTACATTCAAACAATCACAGGAACTGCTAACAAGATTACAGTTACAGGCTCAGGCAGTGAATCTGCTGATGTAACTTTAACTTTGCCAGATGATGTGCAAATAGCAGACAGCTTAACAGTAGCAGGAAATTTAACTGTTAATG